GTCATCACCCGTTCTCCGCCGCATCGCGGAAGCGGTCGTCCGCCTCGCCGGTATGCAGGAACTCCAACACCTTCGCCTCCAACGCCTGATCCGGTTCGACCCAGTTCTCAACGTGCCGCCCGAGGTCGGGGTTGTACCGGCCAACGTCGATCCAAATATCGCCGTAATCGTACACCATGCCGTCGAAAACCCACGCCGTAGCGCGCGCCTCGAACTCAGCGGCGCAGTGACCGGCCAGCAGATATTGGGCGGTGAAGGTGGTCTGGGCGTTCAGCGGGTAGCCGGTGGGCGATGCGGATAAGTTGGTCATGGGTCAGTCCTTCGGTTGTTTGCTACTACCTAGAGGTATAGCAGGGGTGCCAGAGTATGACAAGTGCCCCCGTAAACTATTTTCGTAGGCTCGCGCAGAACAGTTTCACCCGCTCGGCGTCTGATTCGCGGACCCACAATTGCAGGCGACGGTAGCCGTCGTCGCGCAGCCGCTGCTCGTATTCGCTCTGCCTCTGTGCGTTGGTCTTGGTCTCGATCTTCATTTTCTTCTCTCCCATTTCAAGTTCTAACTGGTTCATTTCTCGCTCCTTCTACTCTAGGTTGGCCCAGCTAGTTCCACACCCGCCCTCAACTAACCCCTCGATCGGGGCGCTGGGAAATATATCGAGGTAGGCGTTTGTCATGTCATGCCGCATAAGCATCAGGCATCTACCGGCATCAGCCAGTAGGGTCTCGTCAATGATCGCGTCGTGGATCGTCGAGATCATTTTTGTGTGTGCTCCGCGCGATCGCTCGTCGTCGAGCGTTCGCTTGTGCCGGATCAGTGCCCGCGCCATCACTGAGAGGGCGGCGCGCTGCACCGGGTAATTGGCGCACTTGGGCAGGTCGGGCTTCGTGCCCATATAGATCGTCCCGCCGTCCACGCATCGGATGAATCGAGTGCGGGTGGCCTCGGCCAGAACTTTATCGCGATAGGCAAAGGCGTTGCTGTAGCGATCGGCCCAGAAATCGATATAGTCCCGGGCGCGATCAACGCTGGTTCTCATGGTCACAGCGAGACCGGCGGCGCCGCTCCCATAGATGATCCCGAAGCTCACCGCCTTTGCCGCGTTTCGAGCCTTCTTTCCGTCCGGCGTAGTCTTGTCGATCGGGTGGCCGGCGATGACAGCGGCCACCTCACTGTGGACGTCTCCCGAGACCATATCCTGAAGGAGCCGGCTGTCCTCTGACAGAAGCGCCAGCACGCGCAGCTCGATTCCGCTGTAATCCAGGCTGACGAGGAGGTTCCCCGGAGCAGCGACGAACGACGAACGGACGCTGGTCGCTTCGCCCAGCAACTCGTTATCGCGCGGTATTTGCTGTAGGTTTGGCCCTGAGCATGAAAACCGGCCCGTCTTCGCGGCGGCGATATTGAATCGCGCTCGCACGCGCCTGTCGGGAGAGGTGAGCGCCTTGTTTAGCAGCGTGTCACCGAAAGAAGATAAATATTTCGACACCTTTTTGAAGTCGGCCAGCGCGTCGATCAGGGCGGTGAGCGGGTTGCCGGGGTACGCGACCTCGATCTGGGCTGCGACGCTGCGAAGCACCTCTCCCTGCATCGAGAGCTGACCTGTCTTCTCAGTGCGCGGCCATGAGCCGACGATGGCGTCATCCAACAGCTTCGACAGGTAGTCGGACCACTGCGAGTCGCTCCGGATATTGGGCACGTCCTCTTCCGTGACGATGGCTCGGACCGCCGCCTTCTTGATGTGCTGGATGCGTGTCCACTCGCCGATCAGGCGATCGTGGCGGTGAGTATCAAGCAGCATGCCGGTCTCCTCCATCTCGATGACGGCGGGGACCATGTCGTCGAACATCTGCCACGCGCGCAGGTGTCCGGCGTCGGACTTCGCGTCCCAGTGCCGGAATAACTCCCACGTCTCGACGGCGTCGTTGTAGGCGTAGTCAAGCTGGCTGTCTGTCAGGTCCGGGTCTGCCCAGTTGCTGGCCTGCTCCTTCTTATCCATCTCACGACCCCGGTCCCACGCGATGAGCTGCTTGAGGCGGTATCGCCCTCCGCCCAATATCGCGCAGCGAAGGTAGCCAACGTCGCGGCAGACAACATTGGGCGATCCGGCGGCTATAAACCAGCGCAGCTCGAACCCGGCATTAAATACAATCCACTGACCCTTCTCGAACAGCGCGGCGCAGGCTCGAAACCCCCCGGGGATGGGGTCGAAATCGACGAGGGCGCCGCGCTGCCCGTTGTACAAAGAGACGAGGCGGACTTTGCCGTCCGCAGGACGCAGCGACGTCGTCTCGAAGTCGAGCGCGCACATCCCGTCGTTGACGAGATCGAGGTAGTCGGCGAGGTCTTGGCGTGTGGTGATTAAATTCATGAGGGTTCCCCCGGAGAGCTAACTCCGGGGGCTCCTTTCTTTACGGGGCGAGCAGCGCTTCCAGCGTGAGAGCGCCGGATGCGTAGCCTGTGGCGTCCTCCCGACGCACCCAGGCTTCAACCCGGAAGACAGGCTTCCAGTTTTTCGTGCCCTGAGCTTCGAACTGCGTCCGATCAAACCGGATCAGCGGGATCGGCGGCTCCTTGCGCGCCGACCTATCCTTGATCTCGTTCAGGAGATCGCCGATGGCGTTCCGGGCGCTTACCGCGTTCGAGCTGAATTTTATCTGCTCGCCGTCTGGGGACATGCATCCGAAACCTCGCAGGACGGACCAGCCCTCGCCCGTAGCGCTTTTATAGGGGCCATGATCGGCCAGGTTTTCCTCGATGACAGCGCTGCCCTGGTCAAAATAGGACCACTCAACGCGGTCGACGGGCCGGCCGCCCTTCCAGCAGATCCACCCGTTCGTGAAAGTCATGGGTTCCACGATGTGGACGGCGGCCGGGTCCATATCGAGCCGCTCCTTGCCGAGAGCGTAGAGCCCGGTCTTCCCCGAAAAGGAAAGGTACTGTGTAAAAGTGGTGTCGCGGACACCATCCCCCGTCGTCTGCTGGGCCTGCGAAATGGCGTCCGCGAGAGCGTCGTCGGATAGCACCGGCAGCGTGTTGCCGGTGACGAAAGCCGTGAGTTCGTTTTTCATCAGAATTTACCTTTCAAGTTTACTACCCCAGCGATGCGCTGGACGGTGAGGCGCTCGGAAGGAGCGCCAACCGTTTCGTATGGGGATAAATCTATCCCCGCTGCAGCGACAGCCTTGCGATTAAGACTGGCACGTCCCTTGGCCTGCGATATCGATACTTCGATGTCGCCGGCAACTAGTTTATCTGTGCCACGTAAGGCCAGCTCGCCCTTCAAATCTTCCTTCAAGCTGTCCTGCTCCGCCTTGAGCGTGTCGATCTCATCCTTGATCGTGACGTAGCGGACGGCGCTACCCGAAGCCCCACCCGCTACCCGCTTGCGCGGTGCTGCGCTTACCCCGCAGACCTCCGTGAACGGGCAGAACTTGCAGCCGCCGTCGCGCTTGCCCTCTCGGTCCAGGCTGTCGACGGCAGTCGTGGTGAACACGCGCTTCGCCTTCTTTGCGTAGCTGTCGAGTATTCCGTTATCGACGCCGATCTTAAATTCTTGAATGGCATTAAAATTAGAGGCGTCCATATACAGCAGGCGGCCCTGCTTCACAGTGTAATCGGTCTCCTGATTAACAAGAGCCATCGCGATCTTGAACTGGATCAGGTGGTTTGTTTTCGGCAGGTTCCGCAGGTTGGTGCGAGGATCAATGGTCTTGATCTCCAGACCCTCCCACTCACCACCGTCGATCTGGATGACACCGTCCGGCGTCGCTGACAGGCGGCGCTTCTTGTCCTGCAGGCTGCGCTGATTGTCGCCGATCATATCGAGCGAGACGCTGTTGTTAGCAGCGAGGCTGTCGGTGACGTAGCTCTCGCCGTGGGAGCCGCGACGTGCGTAGCCCCAGTCCTGCTCCGCTGCCGCCTCCGGCGTGTGCTTCGAGTACCATATTTTGCGGATGCAGTCGCCTGCCTCCGAGCTGTTCAGGAACTCGGTGCGCTTAAAGCCCCAGTCGTGGCGCGCCTCGATGGCCGAGCGCCCCTGCATAATCAGATTTTTCACGGTGGTCTCCTCTGTCATCTCTTGTACGCGGATCGCAAGAGCTGGTCAAGCTCCCATTGCTGTGGCGTGCGCGCCGCGCTTTGCGTTACTGATGCGGCGCACAGCCTGTGATAATTTGTCGTCGCTCTCGAGGATGTCGACGTGGACATGCTCGGTCTGGCCGATGCGATGCAGGCGAGCAAAGAACTGGTCCATCACTGACGGCGACCAATCCTCTTCGACGACGATGATCCGGTTGCCGCCATGCTGCAGGTTGAGGCTGACACCCATCGCTGCGATCTGACCGATCAGGACGTCCAGCTCTTTGGCGTTAAACGCATCCTGTAAGCGAGCCTTCTGGCTTGCCGATGTCCGGCCATCGAGTACGCCGATCCGCAGGTCAGACAGCTCGTCGGCAAGCGCGTCAATCACTGAGCGGTGCCAAGCGCCGACCAGTATCGGACCCTGCCCGATCTCGATGCGGTTGCGGATTTCAGCGGCGGCGGACAGAACCTTGCCTTCGCCAATCTTGCGGCGGGCCGTGGCAATGTGCTCGTCGTTGCTCGCGACGGCCTGCTCGATCTGCCTGACAGTTTTAAATCCGTTGAGTATTTCGCGCAGCTCGTCGTCCATGTCGAGGCCGATGTGCAGGCGGTTCGTCGTCAGCGGCGGCATGGCATCCCAGACGTCGGACAGCTCACGGCGGACGGCGAGGTTATCGCCAAACAACCAGCGGTGCAGCTCGTCGGTATTGCGCGATCCCACTGTCATCTTTGTCGGATAGCGAGCGCCGGGAAACTGGCGCGACTGCACGACGGTGTAGCGCAGATTGAATCGGTCGAGGGTAGCTCCGCCGCAGCGCTCCTTCATACCTGCGAGGCTGGCGCGGCAGAGAAATGGATAGAGGTCGTCGTTCCAGCGCGTGATGGGGGTGCCGGTCAAAAACCATGTGTGGTCAACGCTGCTGGCTACACCATACGCGCCGAGGATGGCAACCGTGCGTTTGGCCTTCACCGATTTGCAGGCGTGCGCCTCGTCCATGATTAAGGCGCGGGCCTTGAGCTGCGACAGCTCGGCTGCGCGCTTGGTGGCAATTTCATAAGACATGATCAAGGCCGTTGCTGCACCATCAATCTTGGTCTTACCGGTCTTCACGATCAGGGCCGGGGCGTCGCCGGGGAAGAACTCCTCAAACTCGGAAGCCCACATGCGCAGCGATATCGGCGGGCCTATTATAATGACTTGGTCCGTGACCAGCTCGCGAACGAGGCGGAAAGCCTCAAGGGCGGACAGCGTCTTGCCGCTGCCCATGCCCGAAAAGTTCCCGGCAAAGTGGCGCGCAGCCAGAAACTCCGCGTCCTCGATCTGATGGGGAAGAAGGGCTTTCATGACTCGGCCACGATCTGCTCCCAGAGCGTCCGCCGCATCCGCGCCTTCCGGGGCGCCCGAGCTACCGTGCTTAGGTGCACCCATTTCCGGCCGGCCTTTGCCCGTAGGACGCGCCGGCCGCAGCCCAGATTCGGTGCCTCGTCCATCAGATATACCGTGTGTGTGTGCGTTTTCATGTAGTGGTCTCCCGGGGGACGGGATGACCCAGCATGGCTTGAGCGTAGTAGAAGGCCTCCCTTTTTGTCGGGACCGGGTGTGTGTGTTGGTGGCGGTTCCAGCGCGCGGCGGCGATCCAGTAGACTCCATCGTCGGTATACCGGGACACGGACACAACCCGGGTATCGAACCCCCGGACCTCATACTCTCCCGCGCGTATTCTGGTGGTCTTTAGGCGGTGGGTCATCTCGTGGTCTCCTTTGTGGCTCTACCCTGAATCTAGGGCGTCAGGCTCTGAGAGTCAAGAGCCTGATGAAATTATTTATAGCGGCGCTTGTATTCCGCCGCGCAATCGCGGGCCATCGCGTTGATGAGTGCGTCGTGCTCGGCCAGCAGCTTGGCGAAGTAGGAGCTGTTTTCGTCATGCAGCCTCATCGCCGTCTTGACGTCTCCGAGTGCGTGGGTGAGCTCGTCCGCCGTCATCAGGCGCGCCCGCTCTGCTGCTATTTTGTGAAGCATGGTCGTCCTCCTTGGTTAAGCGCATCATCGGGGGTCGCCGCAGCGGCCCCCTGTGACGGGCTCAGGCCAATTCGGCACTGACACCAATTTCTTTCAACTCTGTAATGATGTGGTCGGCCTCAATTTTATTGAACTGCTGGGCCTTGTCTTCTCCGGTCCAGTATCCCCTATCCGGGCGCGTCCATTCGGTCCCCGTAGCGTCGCCATAATATGCGGTGAGATAGGCCGGATAGGCTGCTGTGGTCCTAACTGCGTAAGTCATGTCGTGGTCTCCCTTGTTTGTTTCGCTCTACTTTAAAAATAGGGCGTCAGGCTCTGAGAGTCAAGAGCCTGACGCAAATTATTTTCAGAGCACAATCTCCGCCGCGTGGGTGACCCGCTTGCGCGCGGTCCAATGCTCCGCTGCCGGGGCGTCCTGAAGCTGGTCGATGACCTGACCGCGCGTGACGGCGACGAAATGGTTTCCCACCCTGACGATGTATCCGCGATCGGTGGTGGTCGCCGTGTGCTGCTCGATGAATTTTTTGAGGGTTCCGCGCGCTCCGGGGATGGAGACCCAGCCCATGCGGTGCCCTTGCACAAACCGCCGCAGCTCATGGAAGTAGAGGCGACCCCGCCACTGGCGGGACTTGCCTGCGCTGTGTCGATACCACTGTGTGATATCGTGGATAGTATATCCGGTTAAGACAGCAATGGCGACGACGCCGCAGTTCGGGGTGGACGCAACCGCGCCGGATGGGATTCTTCCTGTAGAGGTCATTCGATTGGTCTCCTTATGACGGGGGTCGAGGTCAGTCGCGCTCATGCAGCATGGCTTGAGCGTAGTAAACGGCGTCCCTTTTTGTCGGGACCGGGTCTGTATGGAGGCGGCGGTCCCAGCACGCGGCGGCGATCCAGTAGGTGCCGTCGTTGGGATAGGTCACGCGGGACACGGAAACGACCCGGGTATCGGACCGGACTTCGTACTCGCCCGCGCATATTCTGGTGGTCTTGAGGCGGCGGGTCATCTCGTGGTCTCCCTTGTTTGTTTCGCTCTAACCTGAATATAGGGCGTCAGGCTCTGAGCGTCAAGAGGGTGACGCAAAATAATTTTATTTCTGTCAGGCTCTTGACCCCAGCGGGGGGGTGCACTATATATTGGGTACACCAACGAGGAGACCACGAGATGCTTATCACTCGCCCCGCCACCAACGCCGAAATCTTTTCCCACGGGTTGTTCGTGACCTATTCGCACGGCGCGGTGGAGTACACGGACCGGCGCACGGAAAGCGGCGTCGCTCACCGCACTCGCACGAGAGGCAAGATTCGAGACGACAACGGCGTGCCGTATGTTCTGCGCCGTGACCGAAAGGAGCGGCTGCACGCGACGCACTACACGCTGCCTAGCGGGCGCACTTTTCTGGCGGACTTCCGCGTATGAATACGGGCCAATTTATCCGCGAAATGCGTCGGGAGCGAGGGCTCCCGATGCGCGAGCTCGCTGAGCTGTCGGGGCTACATCTCAATACGGTGGGCCGGTGCGAGCGCGGTAGAAATATCAGTCTGGCCAATTTCGAGAAGCTCGTGGCCGTCCTCGGATACGAAATCGAATTGATGGAATTGACAAGTAAGAATTAGCCCGCCAACGTGGCGGGCTAGTTCTCTATCGCGGTGTTTGAGCACCGACTACCCCGGACCAGGAGACCAACCATGACCGAGACCACAGAATTATACAGTGGCTTATCGCCGCTAATCAAGGCCGCTCTCGCGGTGGCGGCCAGCGGGCTGCCCGTATTCCCAACCATCGACAAGATGCCCGCGTGGTCGAACGCCGAGCTGGGCGTCGCGAAGGGTGAGGGCGGATACAAGATCGCATCGACAGATCCCGAGCGCGTCATCGAGCTGTTCTCACATCGACGTGCTCATGAGATCGCCGTGCCGATGGGCGAGATGTCCGGCCTGATGTGCGTCGACGTCGACCTCCAGAAGGGCGACCACGTCCACCAGTGGCGCGACGACAATGCGCGTTGGCTCATCGAGACGCGGTGCCATTCGACGAGGAGCGGGGGTCTGCACTTTTTATTCAAGCACATTCCCGGCGTGCGCTTTCCGGCGCAGCTCGCACCCGGCGTCGACATCAAGGCCGGCGGCACTGGATACATCTGCTGGCCTGGTACGCCGGGCTACAGCCTGCTCGGCGACGTGCCGGTCTCGAAATTTCCTATCGATCAGATCAAGCGGGGCGACGGAGAGCGCGGACCTTTGTCGCTGACGTCTTGGAATCAGGCGACCGACCGTGAGCTGATCGAGAAGATCCGATCGGCCGAGGATTTGTACCCTGCGCTGCGATCGCTATCTGTGAGGCTGCCGTCGAGGCGTGGAGCGGACGGGATGCCGCTGAGCCGTGATAGTCAGGTGGAGGTCATGCACGCGATCATGGACGACAGCGAAGCCGCGAACCCGGGGCATTCCCGTCATGGAGACTGGCTCGACAGACTGAGGAAGGTCGAGGATTTGGTCGACAGCGCCATAGACAGGACCGGCGTTACTCTCACGCCTGACGACATCGAGCGCCTCACGGCAGGCGAGCCCTTCATGGATATCCGCCCTATCGGTCCCCAGCGGGAGACGAGTGCCTCTGATATCGAGGAGCTCGTTGGGGACAGCAGCGACGAGGTCGAGGTCATGTCCGCGGCCTCGCTGGCGTCGGAGGTTCTGCCGCCGATCGAGTGGCTGGTCGATCAGATGATCCCGATGGCCGGCACCGTATCGCTCGGCGGTACTAGTAACGTGGGCAAGACGAGGTGGCTGGCGCACCTATCGATCTGCCTCGCTGCAGGTAATACAGGGGCGATGGGTCTGCCTGCGTCGAAGGCTGCTTCCGTCCTATGGTGTGCCAATGAGGAGAGGGTCGAGGATATCAAACGCCGTCTCAAGGCCGCGTCGCAGCACATGGGTATCCGCTCCGGGGCTGACATCGTCGTGAGAGGCAAGACCGAGGGGATGCTCAGGCTGATTGCGCTCAATGAGATCGGCACACCTGAGATCGATCGGGCGAGCGTAGCTAAGGTCGTCGGGTGGTGCAGGAAGCACGGAGCACAGGTCGTCATCCTAGATCCATACGTCACGCTGTCCGATGCGATGGACGAAAACAGCGCGACGTCTGCTGCGATGCTGACGAAGGCGTTCTTGCTGATTAGCTCGTTGACTGGTGCTGCCGTCATACATGCCCACCACACGCCGAAGGACCGAAACAAGGACAACGACTGGTACAGGGCCGACTCCGGCGCTTGGCGGGGCTCTGGAGCCATCTACAGCGCACTTGACTGTGGATTTACGCTAGCGAATTGGATGCCGGCGGCGGGCGAGGCGCGCAAGAGGTGGAAGAGCCGGTTCCTCGATGACGAGCTGGGTCGTTTTATTGTCCTTGACACTGGCAAAATACGAGAAGGCCGTCCGCTGGTGCCGGTCGTCTATGAGCTTGTCGGCGAGGAGCTGCCGGAAGGCTTTGAGATTGGCGTGTGTAGGCTCAGCAGTGCAAGCGAAGCTGAGAATGTCTTGCAGCATTCCGGCGACGACGCATATCTGGCCGGGGAGCTGGCCTATCAGATATGCCAGACGATGGGCGGGGGCACGCACACGATCAAGGACGTCCACGGCAAGGGGATA